CTAGACTTCCTTTTCAGAAAATCAGCATCTTCAACATCCATGAAGATAAAAGAATCTTCGCTTTTGTCGGGAGGAGTTATTTTGATGTCATGCTCCTTAAGAAAATCAGCATATGACTCAAAATTAAAATCTCTATATGTTTCATCAACACTCCCTTTAAAATCATCTCCATATGTGAGCGCAGAAACGCACTCCCGAAATGATTTGACACCTATCAAGTTGGGATATGTGTGGAAAAAACCTAACCGCACGTATAAGGAACCCGCCGTCCCATTAACGTTTACTGTCAAATTGTTTCCAGACGTGTTGATGTTAGGAACTGCCAACAACGTACCATTCCAGTCTATTGTTGGATGAACAATATCATAAATCATGTTTCGCATGATGTAAATATCGTGCCAGCTCCATCCGTTCCAAGCCATTGCTGCTTTGGCAATCTTTAAAAAAGAATACCAGACTTGGATTGTGATTTGCGAACTCATTCGCACATCAAATTTGGAATAGTCCCACGCAAGGACTTTACCATCATTGGAAAACTTTTCGGAATGATCCATTAGCTTCTCCCATTGGTCAGAAAAGGCATTCACGCCAACAGCACTTTCAGCTTCTATAGGATGAGAATTCAAAAATGCTGCTACGGGCAAGAAATACTTGCGAATCAGAATGCTCATTGCAACTGGTGCTGCCTGAAAAACCCTAACTTTATCTTTTCCAATTTCCGTGGGTTCATCTTTAAGCGTTGCAGTGACTATAGGGTACGCTCTCTCACCACGCGACCAGCAAGTTTCCAATCTTTCAACTTCCGCCTGAACTTCTGGATCTATCTTATAGTCCACTATTTCATTGTCTCGCCATATTGGTTCTATCACCCTACTTTTTGGACCAAACACAGGAAAACCCATTCCTGTAGACAACTTAAGAGGCTCCAAAAACCGTTCACCAGGCACGCCACGTATAGCTTCAAAATCAGTTAACCTCCGTATTTTCTTCTCATTACGAGCAATCACAAGGAGAGGATCCAACCAATCATCAACACAATGTGCTAACAGTTTGGGACTGAATTGTTTGGCAGGATTGACTATGTGTTCGAGAGTGGCATTATAACCTTTCCAATTCGGTTCTAGTTTGGGCTTGCCCCACTTACTAGGAACACCACACTCTTCCTCTACATGGTGTGATAAAATGGAAGGAACGACTCTACTCTTCATCTTAGTACGCAGCTTTGTAGCTCCTAACACTTCAACTTGAGCATCTTGTGGTAAATTCGCAGCCATTGACATTGGATGCACATCGCAACTAGATAGAACTTCTCTTCCTAGCTGCTTGTCCGGTATAGTTCCTCCACTAGGAGGTAACAGAACATGATCTTTAGAATCTAGTCTCTCAATAAGCGTTTGTAATTTGCTCTGAGTGATTGTCATCATACAACCATAATTGTTCCGTACTGGATTTCCTCCAATGTGAAAGCCCAAAATGACTGGACTTTTGGTCTCGGAAATAAGCATACCCATGCACGCGCCTTTCCTTGACATTTTGGTATGATATGCTCCTCCATACATTCGATGCTTGTACTTATGCCCTATCGTTCCAAAAGATACTGATATTCTCTCTTTCTCAGCACCCGTATTGGCAAATCTAGCAAGAAAGGTGGCTATACAACTTCCCGAAGGATAGTTCTTGGGTAGCCATTCAGTCCTATCTTTAAGATC